GGATTACCGTGCTTTGCAACCCGCCGTTCATGTAATTCCTCGGGCCTTTCGCGTCTCGCGCCATAATCGGCGGCAGCGTTTCAGGCCACACAACAGCCTGGTCTAGCACCCCCATGCCATCGGTCGGACGACCGATGGCGGGCGACACGTCACCGCTGATCGGCGTCTGCGTGTGGTGGAAGGCGAGGACACCGTTGCGACCCCCGCCGCTCTTGCCACGGGCCATTGATGGCCCGTGGGTTTCCGTGCTCGCGTTCAGTTCGCTGTCCCACGCGATGACGCCCGCTTCGGAACTGCTGTTAACGCGGACGGTTGAGGAAGTCGTTTCAACCGTCCGCTGGTAGCTGTTGTACGCGGTTACACCGCCCTCAACGCCGCCTCCAGTGCTGGCGGCAGCGATTTCCCTCGACTGCTGGCGCGGCGAATGATGCCCGCACACGCCTTCGCGGAGAGCCAGAACTTCGGCGGGATCGACGCCGCCGGTTCGAGCAGCGAGGATAAAGACACGCACCCGGCGCTGGGGAGGCCCAAAGTGCTGCAAGTCAAGCACACGCCACGCGGCCACGGCGGTAGGTCCCACTGCTCGACCGCCCCGAAGGTATTTGACCTTTCCGTGCTTGTCGGCTCGAAGAGCGCCGTCTGCGACCAGATCGCGCCCGACGATGGTAGAGAGAACTTCGGCAAAGTCATGCCCGTTGTTGGAAGAGAACGCCCCGGCCACATTCTCCCAGAGCAGGTACGGCGCGTCAGATTCGCGCCAAATGCGGACTTGCTCGTGGAACAGTGATGACCGTGCGCCGGTCAACCCTGCGCGTTTGCCAGCGACGGACAAGTCCTGGCACGGCGAACCGCCCGAGAGCAGCGTAATCCCGCGATAGTCAGCCCCGTTGATCTGTGTCACGTCGCCATCAAGCCGCGTGTCAGGCCAGAGATGGCGCAGCACGGCGCGGGCGTGTGGCTCAATCTCGGCGTGTGCCGCCGCATGGAATCCCGCGGCCTCTAGGCCAAGCGAGAGCCCCCCAGCGCCAGCGAATAGCTCGGCGTAGGTCACGATGCCATCTCCGCTGCTTTGAGCGCTGTGACAGCGGACAACAACATGTCTTGTCGGCGCACGATCTCTGCCCACCGAAACCCGTCGTCCCACGTCTCTGCGTACGCGACGGCAGCGGTAAGGACCACCTTCTCGGCGTGATCGACTGCCGCCCCGCGCTCGGCCTCCGTGCCCGCGCTTGCCCGGTGCATCGCGGCCCACTCGTCTTTGGTCATCCGCTCTGGCAGCCCGCCCGCCTCTGCCTCGGCCAGCGTCAGCGGGCGGCGAGCGTCACCCGTGCCCGTTGCGACTCGGTCGCCGGACTTCATGCGCTCACCTCCTCACACGGGTTGGCGATCAGGTCCGCGATCACGGCGAGGTGCCGACCGTGGACCCACACTGTCTCACGCCATTCACCGTCGCCCTGCCGGTACTCGACCACCCCCGCCACACAGCGGTAGCTGTGCCCCGACACGGTGACCACGCGCCAGACCGGCGGCAGCGGCGGGACCACGGCTTCAGCGTTTCTTCGTGTGTCCGTGCGGCCCGAGTAATAGCCCGCCTTTGCAATAGCCTGACAGCACAAGTCCACCACCGCCGCACGCAGCTCGGCGGGCGTGGTGGCGTCGTAGATGGATAGGGTCGAGTTCATTCTGTGTCCTCTGGTGGCGGGGTGGGTGGTTATCTCGGGGTGTCTTGCAGCGCAGCGTTGGCAGCACGGAGGCGGTCAATCTCCTCTATCAACGCCCAGCCCTCGCCGCAGTACCCTTCGCGTCCGTCGCACCACCGCTGCCAACGCTGACAACAGTAGTAGGGCAGCGGCGAGGCGTTCGTAGGTGTTAGTCATGGCTTGTGTCCGGTGGTATCTCTGCTGCCCGTTCTCGACACGCTCGGGCGTAGGTATCGCGTATCTGTGTCGCACTCACGCCGACGATGGCCCCAATTTTGGCATAGGACAAGCCAGTGTGCCGCAACTCCCACACCCGATCAACGCGAGCCTGTGTCCGTGGCGAACGAGACTTTCTCCCGCCCCGCCAACGAGCGTCCTTCGCGGCAGGATATAGCGTGATGGACTGGCTGGAAAAATCAATGACGTACAGCCGACAGTCTGTTAGATTCGGCTCCCCGATAATCAGTTCTGCGTTGGTCATGCTACTCCCTCCATCGCTGCACTGCGTCGATAGACCTATGCACGATATGGTGCAGCAAGTCTTCGATGAAGAACACGGCATGAACCAGCCCGATCATCGCTAGGCAACCAAGCGGCCAGAGGTACGGGGTAGGGATGGTCATGCCTCCTCCTCCTCTAGCGGCTCCTCAAACAGCAGCGGGTCCAACTCCATGCCCGTGTCCCGATCTTCCAGCGCTTGCATCTTCGCGTGACGTTTGATTGCGGCGTCCTGCGCCCGCTCGTACGCGAACTCGTCGTCCTCTAAGCGGATGTCCCAATCGTCGTAGCTCATGTCTCCACTCCCAGTAACGCCACGATCAAGTGCGTGGCAAGGTGCGCCCGCTGCACGTGCAGCGAGCGGAGTTCTGCCGTCAGCACGGCAATGCGCGTGTCGATGTCTTGTAGCGCCTGCGGTGCGTGATCTTCAATAGCTCGCGCAATGTTCACCGCCCCTCCAGTATCCAGATGTGACAACTAGCTTTCCCAAAACGGGATGATGCTAGACAGTTTTTTGGCGATCTCTTTGTACGCTTTTTCTCCGACCAACCTGACGTCAACAGATGGGTGATACTTTTTCATGCGCTTCAGCTTCGTGGCGCTTTTCTTGTCCATCCACCCCTTCACCTCATCGTACCACACGCTGCCATCTATGCCGTACACCTTGAAGTCTGGCGTGTACGAACGCACCCCGCGACGTATCTTCTCAAACCAGAACGTGTCTACCTCAAACTCCCACCGCAAGATGTGCCCCTGCGCGATCAGCAGGTTGAGATACCGCGCATAGTTCGCTTCCCATCGCGACCTAAAAAAGATTTTGCCAAGGTCGTCTCGGTATCCACGCTTGGCGTGAGAGTAAATGGAGTTTGGCGCGAATTTCACACGCTCGATTAATCGTCGCGATGCGGCGGTAAGCTGCTTCTGTGTCTTCTTCAGGAAATGGTGCGTCCCATCCTGCACTTTCTGACGACTTCGGCGGCTTTGCTCCGCACAGAACTCAGCACTGTGCTTTTTGCCAAGCATCCCCCTCGCGTGTTGCTGCTCACCGGATGCCAGCCGCTCGGCGTATGCTTTCCCGCGCTTCTTGGCAACTTCAGGACTAGGCTTGACGATCTTCCCTTCCAGCCAATTCTTTTTCATCACTGCACTCTGATCGTGCAGCCTTGCCTTCCCCTTGCGAACCCACTTGACCTTGTTCCGGTACGCCCACATCACAAGGCCGCGATACGAGAACGGAGGGCCAAGCATATCGGCGCACAATGTCGGCCCGAAATCTCCGTAATGTTCACGCAACCATTGCGCGACTTCTGGTGGGTACGTGGCCTTACTTTGTTGCTTCTCTTCTTCAGTAATACTGCCTCCGTGTGTTTTTAAGTGTCCACGGCTACACAGTACAGTAAATTAAAGTCCCGCGCAATCCCCAAGTTCAAGTATCATCAATTCCGCTCCTTCCATCGTGGAATCATCGGGCCATGCACTTCTTCGGCTTCCCGAATGCTGACCGTGCGCTGTGTCAAGCGCAGGGTGCGGAAGTCCCACTGGACAGGGATGTCGCACACGCCGCCCATGCGATTCTTGTCCACGATCAGCCAAGTGTCGGCCAAGTTGCCAGCGCGAGTAAAGCGCGAGTGATCGAACAGCAGCACCTGGTGTGAATCGTTCTCAATCGCACTGCCACCCATCAACCCCTGACTAATCGGGCGCTCCGATCTCGCCGCGCTGGTCTGGCGGTTGAACTGGCTTAACGTCACCATCCGCACGTTCAAGCTCTGCGCCAACTCCCGTAGTTGGTGCGATACCGCTTCGATGCGGTCATGGATGCTGACCAGATTGCTCACCGACGCGAGTTGGATGTAGTCCATGATGAAGTAGCTGGACCCACTCACCTCGGCATGATGTTTGATACACGCGGCGACATCGGCCATGCGCGACAAGGGGCGACGGTTGACCAGCACATGACCACCCGTGCGCTCGCGGATCTCGTTCAGCGAGCGAGCGGCCCTGCCGTACGCCGCTTGGTCAAACGACGGCCCCTGCTCCAGCAGCGTCACCGACTCGTTGCTCACCACCGACAGCAGCCGTGTTGCCAACTCACTGCGCCCCATCTCCAGCGACAGGAACGTCACCGTCTCACCGTGTTCGATGGCGCGAGCGGCGAGGTTGATGCCGATCAACGACTTGCCAGTGCCCGTGTTGGCCCCGATGGTAATCAGCCAACTCTTGGCGATGCCCACGCCGCCACCGCTGGACCCGCACACACGGTTCCACTGATCGAGCGGCGTCGGCACGGCGTCCACAGGAGCCAGCTTCTCGGTCAGCATCTGGTCCAGCGTGTCGCCCGTGATGCTGTCAAACGCCACGGCTGGCGGCTCGGCTCCAATAGGGGTGGTGGTGCTGATGATCCCCTGCCACACCGTCGCCCAGTCATCCCCATGCGCCTGCACCGACTGGTGCAAATCACAGAGGTCTTTCATGATCTGCTCGCGGTGCTTCACGTCGCGCAGGATGCGGGCCTTGGGGAGGGATGCGGAGATCGCCGCCACCATCGTCGCGCCTCCCTCGTCAGGCTCCTGCCACACGATCACCTCACGCCCTGACAACAGCGCAGCGTAGTCTGGCTTCCACTGCGAAGCGCCAGGGAGGCCCACCACCGTCACGCCACGCTGCCAGCCGGCATGACAGTCAGACTCCCCTTCTACGATCAACACGGGGCCGGTAGATGCGGCCAGCACGTCCTGCCCGTACAGCGGCGTCCCTTCCCCGTCCCGATCCCAGAACGTGCCCTTGCGGGTGCGGCACTTGGTGCGGATGGTGGTGCCATCGGCGCGACGGTACGGCATGGCGACAATCGCATCGCCATACTTTCCGATTCTCTCTTCAACGCCTGCCTTTGCCAGCCCTGCCAGCGCCAACCCCTTCCGCTCGGCGTACTCATGCAGCGTCAAGCCGCTCGGCGCGGCATCGTCTGGCAACGCCACGCCCAACGCCTCGCCCAAGGTCGCCAGCGGCTCGGTGAAGCCACAGGCCGCACAGCCCCATGCATGGTCGCCAAGCCATGCGCTGCTGGTGCTGTCGTTGTGCCGAGTGCAGCGGAAGGCAATGGCTTTCCCGCTCTTCTTCGCGCCATGACGGCCACGAAGGAGAGCAGACTTGAGAAGGCCGTGCGCGTCGAGCGTGTTCACCACTCCTCTTGCAGCAGCAGTTCAGGGGAACGGTGGGCAAATCGCTGCATCAGTTCTGTGTAGGTCGTTGCACAGAAATTGAAATGGTATCCCCCGAATGGCGGATCAACTTCCACCACAGCAGACCACCCATGCCCGTGCATGAACGACACATGAAGCAAGGTGTTGGTATCCGGCAGCCAGAACAGCCGCTCAGTGAAGTATCTCTCGTTCATTCGGCGTACCAAATTTGGGCTTGCCGCTTGATCGGCGGGATGCCGTCAATCACGGTGAAGCTGGAGTCTTCGATCAGCATCCGGTCTTGCGGCAGCAGCATGAGCGCATGGTCCGCTTCTCTCTCCACGATCCACAGGTGCTTGTGCTGCTCTGGGGCCATGCTGTACCCATCGCCCATGTGGTCGATGCAGAACCACAGGGTGCCCTTCCCTATGATCTGCTTGTGATCGGGGCTCAGAATGGCGCAGGAGAGCCCAGACAGCACTTCTGGCTGCCATGCCTCGGCGCTCCAGCCGTAGCAGTCCCACGAAACAATATCCGAAAGCTGGAGCGGGCTGTGTTCCACCATCGCGCCACGCAGGGCATGGAGCGGGACATCAACGACCAGCGCCCCGTTCTCCAGCAGGACGTGACAGCCGATAGAGCGACCGGGGGTGACGCTGACGCCCACCCAGACAGCGGGGATCAGCGCCGTACGGAACGGGTCGCGCAAGACGAACCTCGGCACGACGTACACGTAGCGGTGGGTGGGCAAGCTGATGTTATGGCTCATCGACGGTTCCTCTTGTGTCGTTCCCATGCGTCCAGAAACAGCACCCCTATAGCAACGGGAATGGCAAGTGCCAGAAAAAACAGCAAGACCATGGCTTCAAATTCCAGAAACACCGTAAGCCAGCGAGGGAGTTCAAGCATTGCTCACCCCCGCCAGTCGATCAAACTCTGCCACATCCTGCCCAGAACGTGCCCACTCGTCGCGGGTACGGCCACCGACGATGTGAACGCAGAACGCCTTCCACGACTCGTCCATATAGAAGCGGTGGATCGTCTTCACGAACTTCGGCTCGGTGCCACTCTTGGCGGCGTAGGCGGCATAGCCCTGCGCGGATTGGGCGATGTCATCGCACGGCACGCCAGCCATGCGGAGCGCCGTGAAGGCGGCAATGAACGCCGGGTACGGGCTTGGCACATCGCGCTTCGGGAAGGTCTCCCAGCAATACTTCATGCACTGCGTGTCGTCACTCGTTAGGATATACCGTTCCTTTACTCGTTTGGGTGACTGCGTAGTCAGGGGTGTGGTGACTCCTGTGTCACCCCCCAGTGACTCCTGCGTCACCCCCTGCTCGTGGGAGTGATGCCCTTGCAGCACCACTTCATACACGGTCGTCCGTCCGATGCGGGGCATATTCCGCAGGTAGCCTCGCGCAATCAGCACGGGCAAGGCCCGCTGCACGGAGCGCGGGTTGAGGTTGCACTGCTTTGCCAGCGTTGCCACAGATGCCCAGACGTTGCCGCCGAGCCTATTCGTGAAGGTGCCAATGGCGCACAGCACGCGAACCTGTGTGTCGCTCAGGTCTGGGTCCGCTATCGCGGCGGCAGGGATGATGCAGAGGGAGGACATGGCGGGGGAGAGGGTGGAAGGTTATTTCTTGCGACGGCTGTGCGACCCAGTGGAGCCGCCGTGCCCACGAAGCTGAACGCCGGATCGTCGGAGCATGGAATGGACGGCTTGGAAGGTGACCCCCATGCGCTCTGCCACCTTCCTGGTGGACAACCCCGTGTTGTACAGCATCCGCACAATCTGTCGCTTCTCTTCGTTCGGCTTGTTCCCCGTATTCGGGAAGTAGCCGAACCGCACTACTTTCTTCTCGGTCATGGCTTCTCCTTGGCCCACTGGGCACAAAAGGCCGACACATCGCAGTACATGGTGCATCGCTTCGCTTCGCCCTTCCGCTCAACGATCTCGTAGCCTTCGCCAGCTTCGCCCAAGTCCTCCTCACGATCCGCCACCCGCACGGCCCGCTTCGCTCCCGGCTTCATCAGCGCAAACTTGGATGAGGACATCCACCGCTCCTCGTCCGTACACTGAATGTCCACGCCATTGCTCGCAGCCCGATGGATCGCCACACGCTCCATGACGTACTCCTCGGCCTCCTCAAGCGTCCACAGTGGGACGTGGATAGACTGGATCGCCGCCTGCGGGTAGCCTGGATCGCGCAGTGCCTCTGACTTGCGCCAGTCGCGGAAGATGCCGATCACCTCCAGCGTGTTGATCGTGTGCCCGTTCTTGTGGGCCAGCCAGCGCAGGACGTTCAACTGGCGCGTCCACGAGTCGCTGCCGTTCTTCTTGAACACCGTCGTCACCTTGTAGTCCGACAGCTTGTGCATCTCAAGGTGCATGGAGTCCACCTGACCAGAAAGCTGCCACCCGCCAACGTCGGCGTACAAACGCTCCTCGACGACCATGCCATGCTGACGCAACCCTGCTCGCTCAAGGATGGTATGCACCGCTTGACCAAGCAACGCCCAGACACGCTCGGAAACGTCCACCGAGATCGCGTCCTTGTGCTTGGATGACAGCACGCGGATGCGCGGACTGTCGATGAGCTTGGTGACACTGACATCGCCGCCCCCGATGTAGGGGTCATTCTGCACAGCCGCAACGATCGCGGCTGGCAGGTTGTGCACGTTCGTGATATTCGCCATTAGCTGATGATCTCCAGCTTCCGTGGGGTGTCCTGCTCGGCAGCCTTCGCACTGACCGCCGAGAGCATATCCATCGTTTCCTTCGCCATCGCCTCTACCTCGGGGGCACTCAACATAGTGGCGAACCCTTGGGCCGACTCCTTGTCGTTCTGCATAACGGCCACACCCAAGCCCGCCAACCCCGACAGCACTGCGAACATATGCGGGGACATGGTTACCGTGATCGGCTGCATTACTTCGCCTCTGGGGAAACGGCCCCAGCATTCACGAACGCCTCAAGGTCCGCAGGCTTGTAGAACACCATGCGGCCAATCTTGACGTAGGACGGGCCTTCCTTCTGGCACCGCCACTTGTTCAAGGTCTGGGGCTTCATGCGGAGGTAGGCCGCTGCTTCGTGCGTCGTGAGCAGGTTCTGATTCGTAGACATTATCGAGTCGCCTTAATGAAGAGGGTGGCCGCAGCGGCCTGAATGGCCGACGCATCAAACGGCACGCCCGCTTCCTCGCACTTCATGCCCAACGTCGCCATCGCAATGCTGACGCACTCGCTGTACAGCACGGCCAACGCGGCGAGATCAACGGGAGCCTTCGGAGCCGCGACCGGAGCCGATGCGGTGGCAACCGGCGTCTCTGCTGCGCCTTCGCCGGCGCGGTCCAGATTCGTGAAGGTCTTGCCATCCTTCTTGACCTGCGAGAAGCGGATCGTCATGCCGATCACCGACTCCATGTCCAGCGACAACCGCTCCAGCCCACGCTGCGCCGGTGACTCGTTGACGTACACGCTGGTGCCGTCAATGCCCGTGAAGCACACCTGTGGACCGAAGTTCCCCATGCTCTCGACCGCAGACTCGATCTTCAACACGCACGGGCCATTTGCGAGCTTGTGAATCATGTGCTGCTCCTTAGTTGACGTACTTGATAACGGCTACTCCCGACGCATTCGCGCCGGAAAGGTCTTGCACCAGGGTCGCTAGCTCGTCCACGACCTTGCTCTGCTCGTACATCACCAGCAACAGCGCCTCAAGTTTCTGTTTCATGATGAGGGTTTGCGCTTCTAGCGCGTGAATCCGCTCAGAGTCAGTCATCATAGTGGCAGGCGGTAAGTATGGCGGGTGAGAGTCAACAGTAACTAGCGTTGACTTGGGGCGCAAGTAGCAAAAAGCCACTGAGATCATCCCAGTGGCTTTTTGTCATGTTTTGGTAGGGCTACGGCATATGTGGCCCTATTGCCCTCGCAATGCCGTGGTCAATCGTCCTTGCTCTGTAATCGACACCGCTGGCCTTGGCGTAGTCGTCAAGGGACCGAGCGGTCCCAAGCCCGTACACGCCGCAGGAAGCGTCCTGCTCGCACATCTGGCGCTGACGGATATAGGACCGCTTGTCACGCTCCCACCAGCGAACCGCCCGTGCGGCATCAAGGTCGTCATCCCAGTGCAGGGGTCGAGTACCCCCAGCGTTGTACAGATGCGCGATCGGCATCCCAACGGGGTGCCAGATGTCCCACCCATGCGTGAAGATGCGGAGCGCCAAGCTCTGCTCTTCGCCAGCGAAGTACATAAAGGGATCGCACGGGAACGCTTCCACGAAACGACCTGGCGCAATGAGGACCGCCGCCGAGAGGTGATAGCCACGGATCGGGGCAGCACGTTCCGTGATAAGGCAGCCCTCGTAGGTCAGGACCATGCCTTTGCCGTCCTCGAACGCCGCTTCCTTGTGCGGAGCGTGGTGGACCACAGAGTCCTCCTGCCACTGCTCAATCACCGGGACATCATCGGTCATGGCAAACGACGGCGGGTAGCTGGACAGCACGACGTTGCTGTTCGTTGCCATGCGGTCAAACAACGACCACTCAACCCAGTTATCCCATCCCTGCTTGAATGCCATGTGAGCATCAAACTGGACGTAAATTTCTTCGCCTTCCCAAAGCGATTGAGCAACGTTGCGTGCCCAGCATACGCCTCGGGCAGAGGCCGCATCTACCGCGCAATAGGTGATTGACGCGGACAATGCCGTGTCCAGCGCCGGCCACGCCTTCTGTGGGTCGCACTGGTCAACGATCCCGAACCGTACCCGTTCTGGGTGCGCCGCCATGTGGAAAGCGTGCAGGACGGTCTGGACTAGCATCGCATCGCGGTACGAAGCAATGGCAACAAAAATGCGCGGGCGGCGGGTTGGCATACGGCTCCTTATGCGGGGAACCGTAGACTACGCAACCTTGCCGCCGCCGTCAACGCATGGGAATTTACAGCGCGCTTACTGCGTGCCAGACGGCGACCAGCCCGCCGCTTTTGTTGAGTTCAATCGCCTTGCTGGAAGGGCTTCTTCGCATGGCTCCCCACTGGATGTGCGGGCGGTCCATGAACGTTTCGTCGCTGATCGACCAGTCGCCATTCCAGTCGCCACCCCACACCAGCCCGTGCCGCCGAGCACTGCACCCCAGCACGTGCCAGAAGTCTGGCGCAGCAGACCACTTCCTTCGCATACAGATGATGTCCACGGCCAAGCCGTAGCCGTGCCAGGTGTCATGCGCGGTGGCGCTCTGGGTGACCATCCCACGGCCATCGTCGTAGTCCCGCCCAAAGCCGTACAGGAACGTCTGCCGTTCGTTGGTGCGGAGGGTCTCAAAGACCTGCGGGGTGTATCCCCACGCCTTCATGTCTGCAATGACCCGGTTGACGGCGTCCTTGAATCGAGGAGCCAGCGCGAGGATATCCGACTGCACCGGCACTTCGGCAGGAGGAAAGGGGAGTTTACTCACCGCTCGATCCTCCCTTCCATCTTGGACACGCGGTCGCTGATCTCGCGGCTGAGATTGTAGATGTCGCGGATGTCCTCTCTCATGCCCTTTACGTCCCGCTCGACGACCTTCACCGTGACCCGCATCATCCCCCACGACACGGCGATGCCAATGATGCCTGACACGATAGGCATGGTCATGCTGCCTGCTGGGCTGGTCTGAGCAAAGGCCGTCCCAGCGGCAGATGCGGCACCGATCAGCAGTGCGGTACTGGTTTCAGCGGTCATGTTATTTCTTCCCGCGAGACGCGCCAAAGCCCGTTCCAGTACGCTGCATCATCGTCTGGGCGAATGAAGGGGAACCACCAAGCTGGGCTACGGTCGATGCAATATCGCCAACACCCTTTGTCGCCGTCAGCAATGACTTCAGCACCCCACCGCCCATCTCTGAGCGACCTTCGCGGATGGAGGAGATCAATGCCTGTGCTGCCGCTTGTCGCGCTTCAGGAGATGTGAACTGACCAGACATCTTTTGTATCAGCATTTCAGGGGACACCTTGAGTGGGTTGCCAGCCCCAGTACGCAGGTACTTCCCAGTCGCTGCCCCAGCTTCAGCCCCCTTCAGCTTTGACCCAGCCTTTGCATAGGCTTGAATGCCAGGAGACAGTGGGTACTTCTTCACAACACCGTTTGGCAGTGTGACCGACGACGCATTGTCGATCTCTTTCAGGAACGGCTTGAGAATTTGATCTCGGAAGACAGGCGTTGCTTCGCTAGTCATTTTGCTGTATGCCTCAGCCAAGACACTGGGGTCTGTTGCCGGAAGCCCCAAGGCTTCAGCCGTTTCATTGACGGCATCACGCAGCACCTTGGACCGAGAGTACAGATTGGCAAGCCCTGTGGAAAGCGTCACTGTGGCATTCTCTCGATATGCGTTGATCTGCTTGCCAGCTTCAGCCATCTCGTTTTTGGCTTGTGCGCCAAGAGATCCAAGTGTCGGGCCAAGCTTCCCTGCCGCATAGGTGCCAACCACTTCACCAGCCTTGCCAAAAGCCAGTCCTTTCCCAACGCGCTCTAAGGCGTTCTGTGCGGGATTAGTCGTTGAATCGGCAGAGACTGCACCGCGTGCCCCTTCAATAGCCGCAATTTCTGCGGCTGTCTTTGCGGAAGACGGCAACAGCTTCCCAAGCAATGGGACTTTCTGCGCCATCTTATAGGCGGCACCAGTCGCTTCTGCGGCTCTGGCAACCTTGGGTATTCCTGCCATCGCACCACCCATCGCACCACCCATCACTCGACCAAGGGGGGCAACATACGGCAACACATCGCCAACAGTCGAGGCAACGCGAGACGCGCCTGGCTGTCTGCTCTTGTACTCCGCAATGTACGACGCCAGCTTTTCTGCTTCCGCCTTCCCGTCGCCACCAAACATCCCACTCAGTGCGCCAACGGCTTTGGGATATGTCCCGCCCATCAGCGCATCTGCCGCCACCCGCGTCATGCCAGTGACATTGCCCATTAGCGTCATGGGCTGTTCCTTCGCTTCGGATACTGGCTGTTTGGTTTGCGCTAAAGCCGTTTGCTGTGCGTCATGTGCCGCTTTGTCTTTTTGATACTGCTCATACAACGCCTTGTCCTTTTCGTATTGCTTCCTCAGTAAATCATCCTGTTCTGACATTACTGGCCTCTGGATTTTTTGTATTCGTCAAATGACATATATGACGAAGATGCCGAGGGGGAAGGCTTTACAGATGGCAACAGTGTCTTCGTTGCATCAGACGGTTGTGTCGCAGGAGATGGGGTTAACTGTTTTCTTTGTTCTGCTGCTCGTTGCAGTTTTACATCAATGCCAGAAGCAGCCAATGCGTCTTGCAAAGACTCGTTAATGGTCTTTCGCATGATTCTTGCCCGCGCAATGTCCGCAGGGTCTCCACCGCCCCATGCTGAACTCACAAGCTGCTGCTCTGCTTGTTGCAGCAAGTTGCTACCACCACGCGCTGCCACCATGCGGATCGCTGTAGAGTGCTGTTTAGCAAAAGACATGTAATCCTGAAGTTCTTGCATAGTCTTCGCATCCACAGATGCTGGATTGTACGAACTCCCCCATACAGCAGCTAATGCTTTGTTCAGACTAAGACCTTTCCCTTCCATGAGTTCTTGGACTGCGCCAACATCCATCGCCCCAATCTGTGGCTTTTTCTTTAGCCATTTTTCTTCGATAGCAGACATATTTGTTTCAGCAGTCGTAGCCGCAGCTATACCTTCTGAAAGCCTTGCCAGTTCAGGACCACTAAGAGGCTTTTGCGTATCAGATTTATCCAGCATGGCTTTGATCTGTGCGTTCTTTAATCGCACATCAAGCGCATCAAGCCTTTGCTGACGCTTGTTCGCTGCAATCTGTGATGGCGTAAGAATCTCAAGGCCAATGTCTTCTGGATTAATCCCAGAAGCGAGTGCATCAACCTGCTGTGTCGTTGCCTTTGGATATGCGCCAGCATACACGCTTTTCATGCGTGTCCGTTCTATGTCTGCGGTGCTTGTGTCAAACGACCGTTCAAACTCTTTATCTGCTCGTTTCTCATCAAGCCTCCTTTTTGCTATCTGCTGTTGCGATTCAGGCGCATTAAACCGCATCGCGCCCATGCCTCCCGGCAGATCAACAGACGCCGCAATCGCTTCCTGTGCTGGGCGAGTAGACGCAGCGCGTTCAAACATCCCCGTCATGGGCGTAGCCTTGCTGTCCAACGCCAGCGGCTCTGCGCCGAAGCCGGGGCGCGACATGGACGGCTGGGTGGTGTCCACGCCCATCCCACGGCTCAGCGCAGCCGACAGCGCCCCTCCCGCCCGTGCGCCTGACGACGGGGCGGCTGACGGCATCTCCAGCGGCGGCAAGACAGATCGTGCCGCAGGGTCTTCTGTGGTGTATGCCTCTGGCGCAATGCGGAAATTTGACTGCATCAAGAACCGCGCTCGGTCCATTGCGTCGATGCCCTGCTGCCGTATCAGCGCATCGTTCAGCCGCTTCTTCTCATCTTCGGCGGCCCGCTGCTGGGATAGACCTTCTAGCCCACCAACGGCACCGCCGAGGACGTAATCAAGTATCCCTCGGCGAGCCATGTGGTTCTCTCCTTATTTCTTCGTGGGAGCCTTGTACCCAAGACGGCGCAGCGCGTCTGGGTCCATGCCAGACTGTCTTACCAGCATATCCCAATCTTCCGCGTCAACCGCTCCACTGCCGATTTTCTCCGCAAGACCCTGCAAGAAGTTGCCTTGGTTAATCGACAGCGTGCCACTGGCAATCAACTCGCTTGCCTTGTTTGAGCGGGCTGCCTCGTCCGCTTCCCTGTTCCGAAGATCAAGCTGGGCATCGTCGTACGCCTTCTTGTCGTCGATCTCAATGCCGCGCAACCGTGCGTCGGCCTTGATCTGCTCGGCCTTGACCTGAATCTCGTACAAGCTAAGGCCGGACTCAATGGCAAGACGGTTCTGCTCTTGCGTCATGTTGGCCCGAGCAATGTTCTCACGCGACGAAATCTCGGCGTAGCCTTGTCGCAACTGTCCGTTCTGGTACTGTGCTGTCGCCTCATCTCGGGCCTGCTGCAAGTTTAGAGAGCGGCCTTGGATTGCGGCTTCCTGCTGAAGCTCGGCAGCCCTGAACTCAATATCGGCCTGCGCTTGCTGTGCTTGCGTGTTCGCCTGGAACGTCCCTAAGTCCTGTGTCCCGGCCAACCCAGCCAAGTCGGACATGGTGGTCAAGTACAACTGACGGTTCTTCGCTTCTGCGTCAGCCTGCTGCTGCATCAGCTCTGCTTCAAACGATGCAATGGCTCGCGCCTGCTGACCCGCTAGGTCACCGTATCTGCCGCCACCGATAGACGAGGCGCTCAAGCCGCGTGCGGCCAGTTCCTCTTCCAGCTTTGACCGCTCTGCCCCATACTGCGCGGACAAGTCAGCGGACTTTGCGGCTCTCGCCGCTTCGTACGCTTGATTCTGAATCTCAGCCGGACCCTTGGCAATCACACCAAGCTGCTCCTCAAGCATCTTCCGAAGCGCCATCGCCTGCTCGCTGCCCATGTACTTCTCAAAGTCTGGGATCGACTTCCGAAGTTCGTCAATGTTCGGCAACCCAGACAGCGGCGGCGGGGCCTTGTACGTAACGCTATCGCCCGTAGGGATTGCCGTTCCCGGCAACGTGACCGCCTTCGTCACCGCAACCGTAAGCGTCGGGATGTTTACCGTCGTATCCGTAGGCTTCCGTGTGGTGACCGGAGGGCGTGTCGTAGCGACAACCGTTGGCGTGGTCGTAGGAGGAAGCGTCTGAATAGGATTGGTAACGCGAGGCGTTCCCGTTCCTGTCGGAGTAGGGGTTGGTATTGGAGTCACAACTGGGCGAGAAACCTTATCGTCCGTTCCTTTGTCCCAATCTCCGTCGCTTTTAAGCGGGGCCACCTGCGCTTGCACTTTATCCAAGAACGACGCCCCTGTTGGGGGAGCCGCGCCTTGAGGCGGCGTTTCGCCACCTTGATACGAGAACGACGACGGCGCACCGCTAAAGTCGATGCCGCCAAGAGCGTTTGGCGCAACGTTCTCTGCGGGAATGTTCAACTGCTGCGCGAGTCTTTGCGCGAGCGTTGGCTCGCCAAGGACAGGCGCGGTCGTCACAGGCGCAGGGCGAGCAATCCCCTGCTTCTGCATATCCGCAAAGTTCTGCGTGCCACCCATAATCGGGGCTGATTTTGGCTTTGCTCCAGCAGCCTTCGGGCCCCCAAGGGCGGCACTGGCCCCCTTGTTCCCGTATAGCTGCTGCTCTGGGCTCGGCAGTGAACCGAAGGCGGTGTTAAAGGTTGCCATTATGCGACCGCTCCACCCGTGAACATGGCGCGATACTTTGCGCGGTTCGCACGGATGCGCTCGGCTTCCTTCTGCTTCCGCTCTTCTTCAGCCGCGTCAAGCCCATAGTTCCGGCCAAACTCGCTCTCGCGCTGCTGCATCGTTTCGCTGAACTGACGCTTGTTTTCCGCTGCGGCCTCATCGGCGGCTTGCTGGGCAATATCTTCGCTTCGCACGCCCATAATGCCTTTGCCAAGGCCAGTCAGCAGCGTCTTGTTCTGCTCGATCTTCCCTTCTTTGCCAAACAGCCCGCCAAGGCTTTCAAGGCTAAACCGCTTGCCAGGCACAGAGATATTCCCAGCGCCACCCAAGGTCGGCTGATAGCTGCCAATTGCGCCGTAAGACGACGGCCCACCAGATGTCATCGCAACCTTTGGTGCGCCGGTAATCGGGTTCAGCATGGCAGGAGAAGCGGATGCACCAGCAGCGGGGGCGACCCCGCTAGACGCAGCCCCAGTAAACAGCTTGGAGAGGCCACCCTGCGCGGATTCGCCCATCTTGCCGCCCGCGTACCCAGAAAGGCCACCAAGGGCCGCGCCTTTTACGTCAAGCCCGATGCCTCTCTTGCCAGGGCGATCCAAGCCGCCCATCGCCGCGCCAAGACTAGCACCGATCCACGGAGCCATGGCAGCATTCACGCCAGGGATAAAAGCAGCGGCCATTGGCGCAACCGCCTTAATCACTTTCTTGTTGCGGTCCCACATCCCCGCCAACCCACCACGCTTCCGTGCCATGTGCGCTCTCCTCTTCGGTTAAATCTTTTCGATGGTCGCAATGATCGACGCCGTTGACGGCGCGAATGCTGGAGCAGGAACCGCCTGCAACGAAACGGACAAGTTTCCAACGGCCCAGTACAGTTGGATGTAGTCGTTGGCGTTCAACGGCAGATAATAATTCCAGCTTGGCAAGCTGTGCCCGTCTGCTGACCCATGACGCTTTGGCACAGAAACCTGACCGGCTGACCCAACGACATTCGCGCCGTTCTTGCGAATCCAAACCCACACGTCCTGCTCGCTGGAGTCCGTGTTGGTAAACTGGCCGCTCCACTGAAGGTTGTAGGTGCCTCCAGATGGCACGATAATCCTTGAGCTAGACGCCAGCGTTACGCCAGACTCCACGTCAATCGTGTTGAACGTGAACAGTGTCGGGGTATTGATTGCTGAAACCACTTGATCTGTGGTGTCTTGCCATGCGCCGTACGAAGATGGCGTTCCGCCAACTTGGTGCCAGCTTCCCCCAGAGTAAAAATACAACTCGTCTGTATCCGTAGCGACATACATCCCCCCGTCTGGCAAACTTACCGGACGAGCAGAAAGTAGCCCAGACTGGACGTGGATAGACGGGTCAGCGTCATGCGCGTTGTACGCGGTGCGGAGGGTGTTGTCGTTCCCCCGCACCACGTTGGCATCAACTAGCCCAGACGCCGCAATGACCGGCCCAACAAACGTGTTGACTGCGTGTGAGCCGACCGTTGCCATCGTTACGCGGGCACCGCAGCAACCGCCACATCCTCAACCGGGACACTCAGCGCCACCGCAACCGCCGCACAGAGTTCCGCGTCAGTCCAGTTGTTCGGAAGCGTCGAGGATACCAGCGACACCACCTGCTGTACGGTCGTCGCACCAGCCACCGTGTCGGCCACAATCACGCAATGCGCGTCCGTCGTGCCAGTGCCGTACTGAATCGAAGCCGTCTGAATCGTAATCGGGGCGCTCATCGTCCTAGCTCCTGCTTCAGGGTTTCCACCGTGGCGCTCAACTGCTGCACCGCATTCACTAGATACCACAACACCGCGTCCGTGCTCACGCTCTTCACGCCGTCGCTCGTCTCATTCACGCACTCGGGCAGCATCTCTTGTGCGATGACGCCCAGCTGTACGCCCGGCTTGTCAATCGCGGCAGAGGCGGGAAGCTCGGTGACTTCACTCGCGGGACGATACGTGAAGTTCCGCACACGGATCGCGTTGATCTTATCCAAACCATCGTGGTTGTCCGCGATGTCGCGCTTGAGTCGCTCGTCCGACGTGACTTCCCACGTCGTCACGTTCTTCTCGTTGTACGCGCCCGCAGTGCCACCGATAAACGCCGTATTGTCGCCCTTGCTCACCAGCGCCTCACCGATCACAATTTGGTCAACGGCCCCGACTGCCGACACGCCGGCCTGCCTGCCAATGATTGTGTTGCGGCTGCCAGTCGTCAGCGTGCTTGCTGCGCTACGGCCAATGATGGTGTTTTCCCCACCAGTTGTAACGGCTACGCCAGCCGACCGACCAATCGCGGTGTTGTCGTTGCCAGAAGTCGCAACATTTAACGCAGCAGCTCCCAAGGCAGTGCAGGCATTCCCTCCGTTTAACCCGGACAATGCGCCCGCCCCAATAGCTGTTGCGCTGCCTGTCGCGCTAGAGTTTGTCAGCAGTGCGTTGTTGCCGACTGCTGTACACCCCGTTGCTGTAACGTTTGACTGCATCGCGCCAGCGCCAATCGCAATGTTTTCGTTGCCCGTCGTATTTGCGTTTAACGCGTTTGGGCCAACTGCCACGTTGGTGGCAATAGCCCCTGCCCCTCGCCCAACACGAACGCCAGCCGCAAACACGTCAGCAGACGTGTACACGTTGCGCGGTCGAGCCGACGCCACTGCGCCGATGTCGTGCGTCGCGTCAGCCAAGAACGACACCGCGCCGCGCAATGTGGTCGTGCCCGTCACGTTGAGCGTGGCGCAGGTCAGGTCGTCAAAGACGGGATCAATCGTGCCACCCGCCAGTACATAGTCCTGCAACTGCGAAAGCGTCAGCGAGTAGGTGTTACTGTCTGCGGTGTTGTAAAACGCCACCTTGTCGGCTGCTGAGATCAGCGCGGTAGGCGTAGGGTTTAGGCTATCAATGTCACTAGCGTTGTTCATCTGTCCTCCTTGGGTGCCAAGGTTAAAGATTGCCTACGTTCGTAGACGGGAACGACCGACCACTCCCCCACAGAATGCGAACGGCTCCACCCGCTCCGCTGCCGCCAGCGTAGTCGGTAGCTGTACTGTCGTCATATGCGCCACGCCCGCCGCCTCCGCCATATAAGCCTCCAGCGCCTCCTAAGAAGTCATCTGGCGCACTCCCTCCGCTTGCTCCACTTGACCCACCACCACCACCACCACCGCCTGCTGCGCCAGCGACACCGTTGCTGCCTTGCCCAAGCAGTCCAACGCCACCACCACCGCCGCCGGGGTAGTTGTAGTTCGGCGCAGTCCCTCGATCTCCACTCCCGCCACCACCGCCACTCCCACCAGTGCCAGCAAATCCAGCTTCTCCGGGGTCACCATAAGACGGGGGGTTATCTCCACCCGCCCCACCGTTCCCAGCGTAGCCTGCCGCACCACCTCCACCGCCGTTGCCAGTGCCTGCGCCTCCGACGTAGCTCACCGAGCCCACGTTGGCACTGGCACTGCCACCGCCCTTGGCGCGGAGCAGGGCAGTCCCCCCGCGAGCAATGCTTGAATCGCCGCCATTAACGCGGGTTCCAGTAGCCCCAGCCCCACCAGCGCCAACTGCAATGGTCAAGGACTCGCCAGGGGTGACGGAAAGCGCGTTGTTGTACGACAACGACCCGCCAGCGCCGCCCTCGTACGTCCTCCCGCCCTGACCACCGCCAACCGCAAGCACGATCAGCGACGTGGCGCTATTCGGCACAAGCACCGTGTAGGTGCCAGCGGTGGTGTACGCGAACTGCCCAGAGGCTGCATCATCCAACGAGCGGAACCCGTTGGCCGATGCTGCCGCAAACGTCCCGACAACAGGGCTCACTTGTACTGGCTCCGAGACGCCAGCAGCGTAAACCCGCCAGACGTGCGAATAGCCGTGTAGGTGTATGCGTCAATGGCGCTGGGGTTGCCAGCGATAACCGCGACCCCGCCAACCCACTTTGGCGTGATGGACGACCCGTCGATCTGGTGGGCAGACGGGTAGTATGCCGTGGCTCCGTTTGTGGCGAGGAACACCACCGTCAGGCTCTGCCCGACCGACATCATGGTTGATAGTGCCACGCCAGACGACCCGCGCAGATTGAACGTCCAGTTGCCAGAGGCGTCGGTCGTGTAGTACAACACCGCCTGCGTCAGCGCATCGTAGTTGATGGTGCCTGTTGCTGCCGTTGCCGACACCGTGACCTTCTCTAGCGCCTGCTGCAACGTCAGCGTGTTGGACAGCGACGTGGCTGCCAGCGTTGACGCTCCGCTGACAGCTAGAGACGTGAGCGTCCCAGTGCTCGTCAGAGAGGACGTGACGATACTCGAAGGGAGCGTCGTCCCCGTCAGGCTTGAGGAAGCCAATGTGCCAGCCAAGCTGGTTGCGGTCACAGACCCAGCAATGGTGGCGTTGCCCGACAGGAACAGATTGCGCCATCGCGTAGCCGTCACGCCAACGTCATACGTGGCAGTTGCTGACGGCAGGATGTCTGACGCAATGACGGCAAAGTACCCGGCGTTGAGATATGAAATTTCTTGCCACGCCGACCCGTTGTCGTACCACAGCTTCACGCTGCCCGTGTCGGTGGTCAGCCACTTCCGGCCAATTGTGCCCGCCGCAGGGCGAGAGGCGAGGGCAGACGACTGAAGGTGAATGCCTCCGTCGTCGTCATGCGAAATGTACGCCGCTCGCATCGTGTTGTCGTTGCCTTTGACAATCCCGGCGTCTAGCGGGTCACCGTTTGTTGGGTTAACAAATGCAGCCAACCCGTGCTGCCCAATTGTTTCTGCCATCGTTAACGCCTCCCAAGGGCAAAGGTCTGAAGCTGAAAGCGGCTAAACGTCGGCAGGTACGTGCTTGTGTCGATAATGCTGATGTCCACGTAATACCCTGTCCCGCCCATCTGCACGCGATAATTTTGGCTGCTTGCTCCGCTCCACGATGCGCCTGTGGTCCATGTGCCAACTCCCCACGTTCCAGACGTTGAAGGGGGCAAGGTTTGGCTTTCGGCAATCGTCCCGGTGCTCCACCCGACCGAGCAGGACGCAGACCCGTTTAACTGCGCGGTGAGGTACGCATAGCGATACGCTTTTGCCATCGCTTCGTCCCCGCAGTACATCCGACGAAGCTGGGCCACCATGCTGTACGCTGTCCCGCCCGTGCCGTCTGCGCTGACGTTATCCATGTTGATCGACGGCGCGTCACAGCGGCTCACCCAGCCAGACGCATCGCCACGCAGCATGATTGGCAAGCCCGAGGTATCGGACGCCTCAAACAGGGCCGTCGTGTCAGGACTGATCCATCCCGTATTCCACGGGCCGCTCCACGATTGCAGCAGCGTGTGGTACTGGTAGCAGCCAACCGTGGGGATCGTGATCCACAGCTCACGGGTTGCGCGATTAATGCCAGCGCGAATCTGGCTAAACTGTGTGGTGCTTAACGAGCGCAGAATCGGGAGCAGCGGGTCTGGCGTCTGCACGGTGGCGACTGGAGCGACTTCTGCTTCGTTGCAGCGGTACATCCCGCGCTCCGAGATAAAGTACGCCACCGATCCCACGGGGACGATGCTCTTTGGCGCGATCAGCCCCACGTCTGACGCAATGCCAGCCGGCGAAACGGTGATGTCGTCCTGGCCGTATCCGGTCAAACGGGACACGCCGCGACGGTGGAAGATCAGCAGCGACGTGGCAAGACTGACAAGCCCGACCACCCCTTCGTTGCCAAACGTCCGTACCACGATCTGCCCGCCGCCAGACGAGCCGTTGCCCAGCGTGTCGCCATTGTTGAGCGACGAGTAGAAGATGCTATTGGGGAACGAGGCGTTGCCAGCAGACCACAGGCGTTGATTGTGAACGACACAGATGTCGCTGTTGACCGTGTCAGCAATGTCCACCGTTAGCGTCGTGCCGTTCCACTTATTGAGCAACCCGCCGTCGCTGATGTACACCACGTCGGCAGAGCTATCGCGGAACTGCGAGAAGGCAGGCTGCGTTGAGGTGGAGAGCGCCCCAGATCGTGCCGTCCACGCCATTGGCAAACTGGCAAAGGTCGTCGTGTACAGACCGCCGTTGACCACGGCCATGATCTGCGACGTACCGTCGGCCTTGTTCCACGTAAACCCGTTTGCCACGGGGAACGCCGCAATAGCCGCCGTAGACAGGCGCTGCGTCCCTCCACGCTTGGTAATCGCGCCAACGTCTGTCAGTCGCGCATTCTCGGTACGGCGAAGCTGGTTTGGCTGAAGGGCTGACACGTCACTGACCGTGTTCAGCCCACCATCCATGCTCATCTGCGCGTCCTGAACCACCTCACGCGCCATTAGCCGCCACCCCACTCGTACATACTGTCAGGGTAGGCCATGCGCGTCGGGCTAATCGTACGACGACGAATATCGTCCAGTAGAGCCTTCCGCTCATCGTCGGCCAGGCGCTTCAAGTCTGCCGCTGCGCGAGACTCTGCGCCGCCCTTCAGCAGCAACTGCGCTGCCGCTGCCCAGATAAGGATGTACTCGGCGTTGTCCGGGTAATCCACCGTAGACGTGACGCTTGCCAACTGCGTTAACGTTGTTGGCTTGTAGTTCACGGCAACGTACACCGATGTCCCGGTTGCCACGGGCAACAACTGAATCGCCTGCCCAGCGACGTAGTACAGTCGCGGGTAGGTTGGCAAATAGGTGGTCGTCGTCGCCAGCGGGACACTTCGGAAATCCGTTTCCGTGTACAACACACTCCCGTCGTTGACCGACAGGATGCGGTACATATTCTGCTGTGTGTCGCCGCTGCCGCTGTTCATGGTGCTAAACGCAATCTTCCCGTCTGCGTCAGTGGACAGCAAACGCTGAGAAAACGTGTAGTACGGAGCCGCGTTAAGGATGTTTGACCATTCTGCGTCAAACACCGAGTTGAGCACCGCTTTGACAGTGCTGGTGGACCAGCGAGGGGACGACTCTGCGTCCATGTACTCGACTGTCCCGTCTATCAACGTCTGAAACGTGACCGCCATGCGCTCTCTCCTACGAGATGATCTTGCGAGGACGGCCTCGACCACGCCGAGCCGTGGACGGGTCGGCGCTATCCAGCATATCGCCAATGGCTTCTTCCACGGCGCTGTTCACCACGCTGGTGTTGTAGCTCTCCACCGAGTTTGACAGCCGCTGGATGTCCTCCCGTGGGAAGGCGCGGACCATCTTGCTCAAGTACGCTGGCGCTTCGTCTACGGAGCAGCCAAGCGGAAGATACCCGATAATGTCGTACGCCATCTGGGCGTCATAACTCTCGTTCTGTACCCACTCCCAGCGACGGTCGTCAGGCTGCCACTCCATGCAGACGCCCCATGTGGGGACACCTGTGTCAATCAGTCGCAACTTCAACCCGCCATGCACCTCCCGAAGCCGCCGCTGAATTTCAGGCGACGGCTCGGGGATGCCCGCAGGATTCACCAGAATCACGGGCGACGGCATCTTACTCGGCAACCAGCAGTTCAACCACGACAACAACGTCATCGGGCTGCACCGTCACGGACCCCACGGTCACCATCGCAACGCGAAGGCTGTCAGCCTGCGTTAACGTGCGCTGGGCATCCGTGGTCGTGGTTAGGAACACAAACTGCAACGGCGTGTCCGCCGTCTTCGTGTTGATGTCCAGCCCAGCCGTCAAAGCTACCGCCGTTGCGCCAGTCATCTTAAACAGCGTAACCACGCACGACGTAGCTGCTGTCGGGAACGTCCCAGCGCACAACGACGCACGGTTGATGTACGACTTGGCAGGGAACCCGCCAATGTTGTGATTGTCCGTACCCGCCGACAGCGTTCCCGTATTGAGACGCCCGCTTGTCAAGGGAACAGGCAGCGTCCCCAGCCGTCCGGGCTTCGGCGCAAAAAAGTTATAAGCCATCTGAAGTCTCCGTAGTGATCCCAATGGGGGGCAGCAGCCGAAGTGCTGCCACCCCCCACCGCGACTTAGATGTGGCTGTAGCGAGCCGTATCGGTGTAGCCTACAATCGAGCCGTGCGCGTTACGCGCCAGACACGCGAGGTTGCCGTACCAGCCGTACGTCGTTTCGAACGCGTCGCGGCCCTGCAACCAGCGCCACGGACCCGCGCCTTCGAACTCGACGAAGCCCCAGTCCTTCGCGTCCACCCACGCCAGCGACGGGATGTGCAGGAGGTAGATCGTGCCAGCCGGGACGTAGTAGTCCGTCACGCACGGGATACCACAGACTTCGATGGCCTTGTAGCCGCCCTTGATCGTGGTGCCAAACTCGCCAGCGGTAAACCGGCGCTGCGACACCATCGACTCCATGAGCTTCTTGGCAAGACCGGGGGTGGTCATGAGCAGGAAGTCCTTGGGCTTGACGTTGGCGTCCTTGCCAGAGCGGCCAGAGATACGCTGGATCAAGTCCCAGATGTCCGATTCGGTCGGCTGCGTCGCATCCGGCGTGTCGGTGCCAGCCGTCAGGCGCGTCGCATCCCAGATAGAATAGGTCGCGTTGCTGATGTTGTGCAGCGAAGCGTAGGCGTTGCCACGGTTCGTGATGTTAATCAGACCGTTCATCGCGCCATTAAACGACGTGTCGCTCGCGGTCGCCTTGACGATCTTGTCCGTCGCCGCCATGCCAGAGATGGCCGTGCCCAGCGTCAGCGTCGCGTTGTCGCCGCTATTGGTGATCGCCGTGATCGACGAACGGCCAAGCACCGCGTTGGATACCGACGTATCCAGTACCGCGATATAGTCGCCCACCGAGAGGAGCAGCGCACCCTGACCCGCGTTCGCCACGCCGTACGGCGAGGACACGATGATCTCGGTCGTGCTGGTCACTGTGCCAATCAAGGCCACTACGCCGTCAGCCTTGTTGTGGAGCGCCTGCTGCATGAGCAGCATGGAGGCGTCCTTGATTTCTTCCATCGTCTTGGTGGCGATGGTCGTAAAGGCCGCATCCTTGGACTGCGTGCCGACAAACGCCAAGCCGTCCACCTGACGGGTCGTGTAGGCACGAACCACGCCGACGTTAGCCTGCACTTCCGTCGCCGTCGTATCGGGCGGGAAGTAGCCACCAGCCGAGAACGTCGCGCCAGACGGACGACCAGTTACCACGTCGAAGAACACGTTGTTGCCGCCCCAACGCATATTGCGCGGGCCACCAGCACGTCCCTTCTCCAACTGCGCGAGCAAGGGCGTCACGAGGTTCTGCACCTTCTCACGGAACTGCGAATACACGTTCTTGAGCAGACCAGTCAGCTCGGTATCGGTAATCAGAGTGGGGTTAGCCACGGTAAACCTCTAGTGTCAAATTATCGGAA